AGTACAGATGCGACTACTCCTCAGGGAAATCTGGCGGCTTACGGCCAAGTTGCTGATTCATCAGGAGGCTTCAACAAGTCATTTACAGAGCACAGTATTATTATTGGACTCGCTAACGTACGAGCAGACCTCACATATTCACAAAACATTAACAGAATGTGGTCTAGACGTGAAAAACTTGATTTTTACTGGCCAGTTCTTGCCCATCTCGGAGAGCAAGAAATCTTAAACAAAGAAATTTGTGCGACAAGTAACAACACAATAAACAATCAAGTATTTGGATATCAGGAAAGATTTGCCGAATATCGTTATTATCCATCAAAAATCACTGGTTTGATGAGACCACAACTCGATACTTCATTAGGTGTATGGCATTTAGCAGAAGAATTTAATAGTGCTCCACCATTATCAGCTTCATTCATGGAGCAAAATACACCTATAGAAAGATGTATCGCTGTACAAACGGAACCTCACATCATATTCGATTCTTTCTTTGATCTAAAATGCGCAAGGCCAATGCCTGTTTATTCAGTACCTGGCCAAATAGATCATTTCTAATAGGAGGTCAATATGGCAGGACCGGCGGCCGCTATAGCTGCAGAGATAGGAGGTAATCTTATCTCCAGCGCGGCTGGTTTTATATCAGCCGAGAGACAAATGCGTTTTCAAGAAAGGATGTCAAATACTGCTCATCAAAGAGAAGTACAGGATTTAAGAAAAGCAGGATTAAATCCAATTCTTTCAGCTATGGGAGGTAGTGGTGCTTCAGTACCACAGGGAGCAATGTTTACACCTGATAATCCTGCAAAGGGATTGGCACAAACAGTTCTCGCTAATCAATTAGGTAAAAAGCAAATGCAATTGAGCGATGAACAAATAAAAACACAAAGGACACAACAAGAAGTAAATAGCGCACAAGCGTTAAAAAGTGTGTCCGATACAACAGTCAATGAGGAGGTAAAGAAAAAGCTTCAAGCAGAAGTATTCAATCAAGCAAGTCAAGCAAATCTAAATAACGCACTAAAATTAAAAATGGATTTGGAGCGGGAATTAATAAAGTTAGACGTTATTAAGAGTGAGAAAACAAAGAAAATCTACGATATACCAGTATGGGGAGAAATACTTGGTGGATTTAAGGAGATTTTCGGAAGTCCTAAATTACCATTTACAAAGTAGGAAACATGAAACGAAAAAAATTAAATCAAAAAAAATCAAAAAAAATGTTTACAAAAGGAACTAAAACAAAAACGATAAATTCACCTATACCAATGAGAGGTGGTTTTAGACTATAGACGGCTTTTTCACTTCATTGTTACAATGAAGGGAAAAAACGTAAACAAGCGAAGCGCGTTAGGGCTATGGCCACAAGTCAAATTCCCGCTATGACTAGGGTCAATTAGCTCTTGCGTTGAAGACCGATTCGTATAGGATCGGTCATTCTTTTATAAAGGAACGACGATATGCCGTGTTATCATCCAATAAAAGGGTATAGATCAAGAACGGGACGCGATCCGGTTACTGGTAAGTGGCCGGTCGTGTTTGATTTTAAAAACGGCTATCTTGACAAACAAGTTACAATACCATGTGGAAAATGTATAGGTTGTCGTCTAGATAGATCGCGTCAATGGGCAGTAAGGTGTGTACATGAGTCAAGATTATATGATCAAAACTCATTTATTACACTTACATATAAAGACAATCCCGAATCATTAAATGTCGAAGACTTTCAAAAATTCATGAAAAGGTTAAGGAAAAAATATCATGGAAAATCAATTAGGTTTTTTCATTGTGGCGAGTACGGAGATAATTTTAATCGTCCTCACCATCATGCATGTTTATTCAATCATGATTTCGACGATAAAAAGTTGTGGAAAAAGACAGAAGGAGGCAATCTTTACATATCAGAAGAATTAAATAATCTTTGGCCTTATGGCTACCATTTGATAGGTAGTGTCACGTGGGAAAGTGCGGCTTATGTCGCACGATATGTAACTAAAAAAATAACAGGAGAAAAAGCAGAAGAACATTATAATGGTCGTAAACCTGAATACATAACAATGTCAAGAAAGCCCGGAATAGGTAAAAATTACTGGGATCGGTATAAATCGGATATGCTAGCCATAGATCAAGTCGTTATGAGAGACGGAAAACTATTGCGCGTGCCTCGTTTTTATGATAAATTATTAGAGATTGACGATCCAGAAGCAATTAACAGAATAAGAAACAATAGACAAAGGGGAAAAAATGAAGTAACACAAGAAGACTTGAACAGAATGGAAGAATATCGTAAAGTAATTATCGAAAAAAATCTTAAACGTAAACTTGAAAGCGGGTGTACAAATGTCTAATTTAAAAATTTATTCTGTAAGAGATATCAAAGTAGGTTCATTCGAAAAACCAATGTTCGTCAAGCATGAACAGGAAATTATTAGAAGTTTAACTACTGTAGTGAATCAAAAAAATTCACAAGTTATAATAAGTCAATATCCAGAAGACTTTGAATTACATTACTTAGGTGAATATGATGATTCAACCGGAAAGTTCAATTTAATGGCGAACAGTCAATTCATCCTTACAACTGATTCTTTAAGGAAGGTAGATACAAATGATGTACAGAACTAATCATCAACAAGCATTGCACATAGAGAAAGATTTTTCTAATGTGCAATCAAAAACACAACAACAATTCAAGGAAGATGTTTCAATACATCGAATAGTAGACAAATATCGTAAAACTGGCGAAATGCCAGTTGAAACACAAAAGGCTCTCTTCGGAGATTTCTCAAACATTCAAACATATCATGATGCGCAAAATGCAATAATAAGAGCAAATGAAGCATTTATGAGACTGAATCCTAAAATCCGAGAAAGATTCGGTCATGATCCAGCTCAATTAATACAATTTATGCAACATGAAGAAAATAGAAAGGAGGCAGAAGAATTAGGTTTAATTCCGAAAAAGGAACCTGTAAGAGTTCCGTTACAATCACAAAAAGTGGAACCTCCTGTTTCACCAGCACCATCCTCTACTTGATGTAATGGTGCTGAGTGACACCAAAAAGGTGAAACATGACAAAAATCGAGTTGATAATATTAATTCTTCAAATCATAATTTTCATTCTTACAAAGGTTAAAAAATGAAAAGTCACATGCAACATCAATTCTCTCAAATACCGAGGGTAGAAATTCCGAGATCGGTATTTAATCGAAGTCACGCACACAAAACAACATTTGACGTAAATTATTTAATACCAATTTATGTCGATGAAGCATTGCCAGGCGATACGTTCAATTTAAAAACAACAATATTTGCACGTCTCGCGACTCCAATTGTTCCCATAATGGATAACTTGTATTTGGACACATTTTATTTCGCTGTTCCAAATAGATTAGTTTGGGAACATTGGGCCAATTTTATGGGAGAAAAAAGAACTCCCGATGATGATACTGAATTTCTAGTGCCTCAAATAACAACTGGTGCACAAACTTCTTTTCAATCCGGTGGTCTTGAGGATTATTTCGGCCTTCCAGTAAATATCAACAACTTATCAGTATCTGCCTTATTTCATAGAGCATATGCTCTTATTTGGAATGAATGGTTTAGAGATCAGAATTTACAGGATCCCATTCCATTTCCAAGAGGAGATACCGGAGACAATTTAATCGAATGGCAGTTGTTAAAAAGGAACAAAGCACATGATTATTTTACAAGTGCTTTACCATGGCCTCAAAAAGGCCCAGACATATTGTTACCATTAGGAGGCGAGGCGCCAGTCATAGGAAATAATAAGCCTATGATATTGACTACAGGTAACACACAGTATAATTCATTTCCATTTGCGCCATCGTGGACGGGTTCTATGGTGTTTGCAGATAATGGTTATGACAATGATCATTCATTACCATATCAAGGGCCATTCGTAGGACAAGATGACTTAGGAGCCGATTATGCATTAGGCTTAGCATCATCAGATTCAAACGTTGTAGCAGACTTATCAAACGCTACAGCGGCCACTATTAACGAAATACGCGAAGCATTTCAGATTCAGAGGTTATATGAAAGAGACGCAAGAGGTGGAACACGTTATACCGAAATTATCCGGTCTCATTTCGGCGTTATCAGCCCAGACGCGAGAATGCAGCGTCCTGAATACCTTGGAGGGTCTAGTCGGAGAATCAATGTCAATCCGGTACAACAAACTAGCAGTACAGATGCGACTACTCCTCAGGGAAATCTGGCGGCTTACGGCCAAGTTGCTGATTCATCAGGAGGCTTCAACAAGTCATTTACAGAGCACAGTATTATTATTGGACTCGCTAACGTAC